AACACGCGTGAGCCGAAACACCCGAAGCGAAGCGAAGGAGGCTTGAGCGAGAGGAGGCGTAAGCCTCCAGAAGGCCCCCCGTGGTCCCGTGAGGGGCCCAGGGAGGGGGGCAACATAGGAATGAATTACATAAAAAAATAAACGAGGGGCAGGCTTACCTCGTTCTCCAACCACAACCTCACAAAGTCCAGCACTCCAGTCAGCAAGCTCTGGGTATCCTGATGTATCAAATCTTGGGTCATCAGCAGACGGTCCGTCGTAAACAGGCTCTGGCGTTGCATATTGCCAGTCAGCAAATTTGGTAAGACTTGGGAAACATCTGGCCAAGTCACCAGGAGCAAGATCTCGCAAGAGTTCAAAAAACTCCTCTCTAGATGACGCAGCCACGATTTGAGCCCAGTGTTTGTCCTTTGCAGATAGTCCAGATCGGCATCTCTCATCAGGCCTCTCGAGGCCACCTGCGACAACATCGCCATCTTTGACACAATAGTCGTAGCCATCCCATGGAGTTCCGTATGAGCTGACAATGTTTGGGTGATGTCCTTGTACGTCAGCAAAACTGGCTCGTCGAAAGCGTCTTCTTCGCTCAAAATCCGCGAAAACGTGTAAATGAGTCCCCCCATCAGCATGATACTCTCTGGCGACGATGCACTCTGCTCCAAGCGTGCTAAAGAAGTCAGACACTCTCTGGCCACAGAGATCGGCGCATTGCGAGTAAGTGAAGAGTCCATATCTGGCATAAAAATCAAAGTTGCTTGGCATGAAGGTGTCACAACTGGAAACTGGATGAAACTAAGATTCTACATCCAGTGACGGTGACACCGTTCACTATATATAGAGGTGTACCCTCTCTGCATTTATCAGAACGGGCACACGATTTTTTCATCATGGCTGCCTTCAAAAGAAAACGAACTCTTCGACCACTCAGACGCAACAGGCGTTTCCTTCCCATCTCTCGCATGGGACCTGGGCGAACCATTCGTCGCAAAAAGTACAAGGGTCGTAAGCGAGCTGCAGGTATGAGTCGAAGGCGCATACTCAATGTAACCTCGCGTAAAAAGCAGGACAACATGCGGTCATGGGGTGGCACACCTTTCAATAATGACGCAACGCATGGACCAGTCATCATGACTGGTGACCAGGATTGGGAGTTTATGTGGATTGCAACTGCACGCGACAAACTCACCCCTGACGGCAACGCAGCCACCGTAAACGATTCAGCAATGCGCACGGCCACCACATGTTACATGAGAGGGCTGAAGGAGAAGATCACGATCTTGACTGGTTCCCCCCAACCATGGATATGGAGGCGCATAGTGTTTACGTACAAGGGCCAGGATCTCATCACAACCGAGGACCCCACCCACGGAGTAGGGCAATTTTACTTCGAGTCATCTGAGGGATTTGCAAGGTACTATGCAAGGCTCAATGACACGACTGATCCACGGACTGTGTCCATAGGTCAGGCAGTCAAGGCAGCAGTGTTCAAGGGTAACCCTGGAAAGGATTACACTTCAAACTTTGACGCTAAGACAAACTCGGATCGCATACGTGTCCTTTCAGACAAGTCCAGACACTTTCGATCAGGCAACGACAGGGGGATCATCACTTCGTCCACGAATTGGTACCCCTTCAATAAAAATCTTGTGTACAACGAAGACGAGGATGGACTTGACATCCAAAACAAGTTTTACTCGGCCAACACACCTCGCTCAATGGGAGACGTTTACGTCTTAGATTTCTTCACGTGTGGAACAGGTGGAACAGATGAGGACGAACTAAGATTGCTGCCTACAGCTACTCTGTACTGGCATGAAAGATAGGCGTTACTATATTTACAAAAATACAATTGCCTTCCATCCAATCAATATCTGCACTTGACATTTCATCTCGTGGGTCCGTGTTGCTTATCCACACAGAAGGTTTACCCCACTCAATCAATCTGGGTTCTCTGTAGAGTGCCTTGACCATGAAGCTTCGCTGGCATCCAAGCCAATCCTTGAATCCTGGGAAGAATTTGATTCCACCTCTGATGTCGTCGAACACAGCAAACATTGACAATCCTCTGTCTCCACTGAGGGCAAGACCTCCACTGAAGAGGCCTCCGAAGTATAGATGGTTTCCGAGACTACGGACCCATGTCGTCTTGCCCGTTCTAGTTGGTCCGTAAAGCACCAACGATTTGCTTCGACCTAACACGCGTGAGCCGAAACACCCGAAGCGAAGCGAAGGAGGCTTGAGCGAGAGGAGGCGTAAGCCTCCAGAAGGCCCCCCGTGGTCCCGTGAGGGGCCCAGGGAGGGGGGCAACATAGGAACAATATGAATAAAAAAATAAACGAGGGGGCAGCTTACCTCGTTCTCCAACCACATCTTGACAAAGTCCCAAACGCCAACTATCAAGCTCTGGGTATCTTGATGTATCAAATCTTGGGTCATCAAAAGACGGTCCGTCGTAAACAGGCTCCACCTCTGCATATTGCCAGTCAGCAAATTTGGAAAGACTTGGGAAACATCGGGCCAAGTCAGCAGGAGCAAGCACTCGCAGCTTTTCAAAAAACTGTTCTCGAGTAGGCGCAGCCACGATTTCAGCCCAATGTTTGTCCTTCGCAGATAGTCCAGCTCCACTTCGCTCATCAGGCCTCTCGAGGCCTCCTGCGACAACATCGCCATCTTTGATACAATAGTCGTAGCCATCCCATGGAGTTCCGTATGAGCTGACAATGTTTGGGTGATGTCCTTGTACGTCAGCAAAATCGGCTCGTCGAAAGCGTCTTCTTCTCTCAAAATCCGCGAAAACGTGTAGATGAGTCCCCCCATCAGCATGATACTCTCTGGCGACGATGCACTCTGCTCCAAGCGTTCCAAAAAAGTCAGACACTCTCTGGCCACAGAGAGTGGAGCACTGAGAGTATGTGAAGAGGCCATATCTTGCATAGAAATCAAAGTTGCTTGGCATGAGGTGTCACAACTGGAAACTGGATGAAATAAGATTCTACATCCAGTGACGGTGACACCGTTCACTATATATAGAGGTGTTCCCTCTCTGCATTTATCAGAACGGGCACACAAATTTTTCATCATGGCTGCCTTCAGAAAATCGCGCATTTTACGAGGGAACGGGCGTTTCTTGCGGGGGTCGAAGTTCAAGAGACCAGTCGCAGCCCGGTCTTTCAGAAAGAGGCGTTTCACACGACGCAAGCGAGCTGCAGGTATGAGTCGAAGGCGCATACTCAATGTAACCTCGCGTAAAAAGCAGGACAACATGCGGTCATGGGGTGGCACACCTTTCAACAACGATGCAACACACGGACCAGTCGTCATGACTGGTGACCAGGATTGGGAGTTTCTGTGGATCGCTACTGCACGCGACAAGCTTACCCCTGATGGTAATGCAGCCACAGTCAATGACTCGGCAATGCGCACGGCAACCACTTGCTACATGCGAGGGCTGAAGGAGAAGATCACCATCCTGACTGGGTCCCCCCAACCTTGGATATGGAGACGCATAGTGTTTACGTACAAGGGCCAGGATCTCATCACAACCGAATCACCCACCCACGGAGTAGGGCAATTTTACTTCGAGTCATCTGAGGGCTTTGCAAGGTACTATGCACGCCTCAATGACACGGCTGACCCACGGACTGTGTCCATTGGTGAGCAAGTCAAGGCAGCAATCTTCAAGGGTAACCCAGGCAAGGATTACACTTCGAACTTTGACGCTAAGACAAACTCGGATCGTATACGTGTCATCTCTGACAAGCAACGACACATTCGATCAGGCAACGACAGGGGCATTATCACTTCCTCCAGGAATTGGTACCCCTTCAACAAGAATTTGGTGTACAACGAGGACGAGGATGGGCTCGACATCCAGAACAAGTTTTATTCAGCCAATACCCCACGTTCAATGGGGGATGTTTATGTTTTAGATTTTTTCACATGTGGAACAGGTGGATCAGAAGACGACGAACTTAGATTGTTGCCTACAGCTACTCTGTATTGGCATGAAAGATAACCGAGTCAATCTCCACAAAAATACAATTTCCTTCCATCCAATCAATATCTGCTGCACTCATTTCGTCCCGTGGGTCTGTGTTACTAACCCAGACAGAAGGCTTACCCCACTCAATCAATTTGGGTTCTCTGTAGAGTGCCTTGACCATGAAGTTTCGCTGGCATCCAAGCCAATCCTTGAATCCTGGGAAGAATTTGATTCCACCTCTGATGTCGTCGAACACAGCAAACAGGTGCAATCCTCTGTCTCCACTGAGGGCAAGACTTCCGCTAAAGAGCCCTCCGAAGTATAAGTGGTTGCCGAGACTACGGACCCATGTCGTCTTGCCTGTTCGAGTTCGTCCGTAAAGCACCAACGATTTCGTTCGACCTAACACGCGTGAGCCGAAACATCCGTAGCGAAGCGAAGGAGGCTTGAGCGAGAGGAGGCGTAAGCCTCCAGAAGGCCCCCCGTGGTCCCGCAAGGGGCCCAGGGAGGGGGGCAACACGTTCTTTGCTTTTCAAAAAAAATAAACGAGGGGCAGACTTACCTCGTTCTCCAGCCACAGCTTCACAAAGTCCCAAACGCCACAAATCAAGCTCTGGGTATCTTGATGTGTCAAATCTAGGGTCATCAAAAGACGGTCCGTCGTAAACAAGCTCAGGCGTTGCATACGCCCAGTCAGCAAATTTGGAAAGACTAGGGAAACATCTGGCCAAGTCGCCAGGAGCAAGATCTCGCAGGAGTTCAAAAAACTCTTCTCTAGAGTGCGCAGCCACGATTTGATGCCAGTGTTTGTCCTTCTGAGATAGTCCATCTCCACGTCGCTCATCAGGCCTCGCGAGGCCTCCTGCGACAACGTCGCCATCTTTGATACAATAGTCGTAGCCATCCCATGGAGTTCCGTATGAGCTGACAATATTTGGGTGATATCCTTGTATGTCAGCAAAATTGGCTCGTCGAAAGCGTCTTCTTCTCTCAAAATCCGCGAAAACGTGTAAATGAGTCCCCCCATCAGCATGATGCTCTCTGGCGACGATGCACTCTGCTCCAAGCTCTCCAAATAGGTCAGACACTGCCTGGCCACAGAGAGTGGAGCACTGAGAGTAGGTGAAGAGTCCATATCTGGCATAAAAATCAAAGTTGCTTGGCATGAGGTGTCACAACTGGAAACTGGATGAAACTAAGATTCTACATCCAGTGACGGTGACACCGTTCACTATATATAGAGGTGGACCCCTTCGCATTTCTGATCACAGTCTGAACTTTGCATCCTGCAATCATCATGGCTGTCTTCAGACGCAAAGCACGTCCCCTTCGTCGCAACGCCCGTTTCCTCAAGCGACCAGTCGCAGGACGAGTTCGCACCACGCGCGCAGTCCGCAGGCGTCGCACGGCCCCATTTCGCAAGCGAGCTGCAGGTATGAGTCGAAGGCGCATACTCAATGTAACCTCGCGTAAAAAGCAGGACAACATGCGGTCATGGGGTGGCACACCTTTCAACAACGATGCAACCCACGGTCCAATCGTCATGACCGGTGACCAGGATTGGGAATTTCTTTGGATCGCTACTGCACGAGACAAGCTCACCCCGGACGGTAATGCAGCCACGGTCAACGACTCAGCCATGCGCACTGCAACCACTTGCTACATGCGAGGCCTGAAGGAGAAGATCACCATCTTGACAGGGTCCCCCCAGCCCTGGATATGGAGGCGCATTGTTTTTACGTACAAGGGCCAGGATCTCATCACCACCGAATCACCCACCCACGGAGTAGGGCAATTTTACTTCGAGTCATCTGAGGGCTTTGCAAGGTACTATGCACGCCTCAATGACACGGCTGACCCACGGACTGTGTCCATTGGTGAGCAAG